GGATCGATATCCACCGCATGGCACACCCGCCCCGTCGTCTCCGCGGCAATCAGCGTGGTGCCGCTGCCGAGAAACGGATCGTAGATCGCCTCGCCGGCCGCGCTGTTGTTGAGGATCGGACGGCGCATGCACTCCACCGGCTTCTGCGTGCTGTGCACCGTGGCGGCATCCTCGTCGCCGCCGTTCGAGATGGCCCAGAGCGTCGCCTGGTCCCGTGCGCCCTGCCAGTGGCCGGTCGCGCCCTTGCGGACGGCGTAGAGGCAGGGCTCGTGCTGCCAGTGGTAGTCCCCACGCCCCAGCACGAAGCGCGACTTCGCCCAGACGATCTGGCTGCGGATCACGAAGCCCGTCGCCTCGAGGCTATCGATCACCGTGCGGCTGTGCACGCCGGCGTGCCAGACATAGGCCACGTTGCCGGGGAACAGCGCCCAGGCCTGGCGCCAGTCGGAGCGATCATCGTTTGCCACCTTCCCGGTGCGCATCGTCGCCGAGACGCCGGCCTCGTTCCGCCATTCCGGATCGTAGTTCACGCCGTAGGGTGGGTCGGTGATCATCAGATGCGGCGTCGCGCCATCCAGCAGCCGTGCAACATCGGCGGTGGAGGTGGCATCGCCGCAGAGCAGCCGGTGGGGCCCAAGCTGCCAGAGGTCGCCGGCCCGCGTGACCGGCACTACCGGTGGCTCGGGCGCCGGCGCATCGAGATCGCCGGCGGCAGCCGGGACGTCGCCCGCGGCATCCGCCAGCAGGCGATCCAGCGCGGCCTGGTCGAAGCCGATCAGGCCGAGGTCGAATTCGTCGGCACGCAGTTCCCGCAGTTCCGCGGCGAGCAGGCTCTCGTCCCAGGTTGAGTTTAGTGCCAGTTGGTTGTCCGCCAGCCGAAAGGCCCGCGCCTGCGCCTCGGTCAGATGGCCGAGCCGGATGGCGGGAATCGCGTCGAGCCCGAGGGCTTTCGCCGCCAGGACGCGACCATGGCCCGCGATCAACACGCCACCATCATCCACCAGCACCGGCACGTTGAAGCCGAACTCGGCGATGGACGCCGCCAGCTGCGCCACCTGCTCGCTGGGGTGCATCCGCGCATTGGCGGCATAGGCTGCGAGCGATGCCACCGGCATCATTTCCATCTGAAGGTCAGGCTGCATCGGCGATGACCTCCTGTCGCGCCGCAGCGACCGCGTTGTAATCGCGCCCGTCATCGGCCAGCGTCACCGGCAGGTCGGGATGCAGCATGCGCCACCGCGCCACGGCCAGGTCGACATAGGCCGGCGCCAACTCGATCGCGCGCACGCGGCGGCCGGTGCGCTGGCCCGCCAGGATCGTGGTGCCGGAGCCAGCGAAGGGTTCGAACACCATCTCGCCCTCATCGGTGTAGGTGCGCATGAGGAACTCAGGCAGCACCACCGGAAACACCGCGGGGTGCTCGGTCTCGATGCCGCGGCCCTTGTGGCGGGTCAGGCGCAGCACGTTGTCGGGGATCCGGAAATCCTGCACCGGCAGGCCGGCATGCTGGTATTCCGAGATGGTGCCGTCGGCGGCGCGCAGCCCGCTCCCCTTGTTCGGCGTGCCGGCCCATTTGCAGGGCACGATCTTGTTCGCCTGCCGGGCCTGGCGGTTGAAGTGGAAGACCAGCTCGAAGGCCGGTGCGAGGCGCCCGTTCCAGTCGCCGGGCAGACCGGGCCCCTGGTCCCAGGTGTAGAGGCCGAAGCGGCGCCAACCGCGGGCGCGCATCCAGTCGAGCCAGCCAGACCAGTACGGCTGCCATTCGTTATCGCGGTGGATCAGGCCAAGGTTCACCAAGATCTGGCCGTCCGGCCGCATGGCCGCGTCGAGATGCTGAAACACGCCCTGCATCAGCGCATCCCAATCCGTACCGCCGCCGGTGGTGTAGTCGCGCTGGTTGCCGTACGGCGGCGAGGTGAACAGCAGCGTGGCCCGGTCCTCGCCCATCACGCGCGCCACGCTGGCGGCGTCGGTGCTGTCGCCACATAGCAGGCGATGCTCGCCCAGCAGCCAGAGATCGCCGGGGCGGGTGACGGCTTGGCGCGGCGGCTCCGGATCAGCATCGGCAGGATCCTCCGCCGGCGCATCCTCGGTGCCTGCCGCGCCCGCCGCACCGCCCCCCTCGGCGGGATCCGCAGACAGAGCCTCGGGCGCGTCGCCGTCGGACACGGCATCTCCAGCCGCCGCGAGGATGTCCGCGAGCTCATCCGCCGAGAAGCCGAGCACGCCGAGGTCGATGTCCTGCGCTGCCTGCACCGCGGCCAGCGCGTCACGCAGCAGCGCCTGGTCCCAGGTCGCGTTCTCCGCGATGCGGTTGTCGGCGAGCCGCAGCGCCTCCTTCTGCGCCGCGGACAGGTGCCGCAGCACGATCACCGGCACCTTCGCCATGCCAAGCGCCGTCGCGGCCTCGAGCCGGCCATGGCCGGCGATCAGCACGCCGTCCTCGTCCACCAGCAGCGGATTGGTGAAGCCGAAGGCGAGCATGCTGGCCTTGATCTGCTCGAGCTGCTCGGCGCTGTGGACGCGCGCGTTGCCGGCATGCGGGCGCAGCTCCGCCACCGGACGCAGCAGGATCTTCGCCGCCATCCAGGGGAGCGTCATGATGCCATCCGGTTTGCAGGTGGTTTGCAGGGCCGCGGCGCGGCATCGGTTTGCAGCTAACGAATTGAAGCCGCGGGCGAAGGCTGCAAACCGCAACCCATGTTTTCGGCCTGGCGCTAGCGATGTTGCGCGCTTCCGCCCCCCGCATACAGCGGGGCCAGGAAGGACCCTGCGGCTCGAGAGCCACAGTGGCTGATCAGCTGGCGAGTGGCTCGGGAGCCGCGGTGCTCGACGCACCTTCTCGACGTGTCACCATCATAGCCAACTCGATTTGCGCGCCGCCATGGGGTCTATTGTAACAGCGCAGCCGAGATGTTCAGAGCGATTCCGACGCTCGCTCGACCGCGTCACGCGACGCCTGCAGCGCAGCGAGGGTGAGGCCAGCCTGCTTCACGGCGGCGGCTTCGCCAGGATCGACGTAGGACACCTGCTCTTCAGCGTCGGCCACGCCCACGACGATCTGCTCGCGCAGCTCGTCCAGCCACGTCTTTGCATCGGATGGATCGGCGTCGGGCTCGCGCAGCCATTCGGCGACGATCATCTCGACTTCGCGTGCGATGCGGTGCGGCGGCACGCCCTTCGCGGCGAGCGCCATCAGTCGGACAATCGCGGCGTCAACGGGACGCACCCGTGCCTGCCTCCGAGCGGCCATGGATCATCTCCTTTCGGTTCACGGGCTGCATAGCATGTTCTTTTCTTGTTCTCATAGGGGGAGCTATGGTCGGGCATGCCCGATGGCGACCAGCCCCGCTCTGCGCTGCCGTGGCTCAGTCGGGCTACGCTGGCGGCTGCGCGGGCAGCACGCTGCCCGCCTGGCGCGCTTGCCTGGACGGGTGAAAGCGACAGCAAGGCGGTGCGCGACGTCATCCTGGCACACCACCCTGCCTTGCCGCTCACGATGATCGCCGAGGCCGTCGCCTACGTCCTGGGTTCCGAGTGACGATGCTCCGCGTCACGCCGCCCGTGACCGCGGCACGAGGCCGAAGTGCATTGCCAGGATTCCGAGTGCCGCCACCAGCATGCCACCCGCGATTGGCTGCGGCACTGGCCTGCCGCTCCAGCCTCGACGGGCCGCCCATTCGCGGACCGAAATCTCGAGGCCGACGACGAACCATGCGCAGGAACCAGCCGGACTATCGTGCCCGCCAAGCGCATCCATCGCCGCGAGCACACGGCGGCGCGCATCGACCTGGCGGTTCGACATCGTGCCTGCGGTCGATCCGGGCAGGTAGATCAACTGCGAGGTGGACATGCTGTCGATCGCGGCGCTGCGGAACAGCGTCCGGAAGATGCAGCCCGCCTCGTGCATCTGCGGCGTGATGTTGCCGTTGGCCAGCATCATGCCGAGCGTGTCCACGGCGCGGCGATGCTGGACCGGGACGCCGGTCTCCGGATCAGCCTCACGAACCGGCTCCGAGAACCCGCCATGCTGGAGCCGCCACTTCGACGGGCCGAGCGCCTCGTCCCGTTTGGAGGTCTTTGCCTTCCGCTTACCGGCCATGGTTATTCTCCTGCTGCCGCGGGCCCCAGCGGCGCACGGCTTCGTTCTGGATTGCCTGGCGCAGCCAGGGGTCGGTGATGTCCTCGAGGTGCAGCGAGACGACGCCCTGCTGCTGCCAGACACGGCGGCGCAGCATTTCCATCTCGGGCGTGGTGGTGGCGCTGCAGGTGCCGCGGTCGAGGCACGATCGGGGCGGGATGGGCGCGCCAGGCATCGTCATGCCAGCACCATCAGCGCGTCGAGCGACGCTGGCCTGCCCTTGCAATCCAGGATGGCTTCGGCGGCAGCCTCGTAGACCACCACGCCGTGCGAACGCAGCCAGGCAATCTTCCAGTGCGGCGTCGGGTTGGTCTTCACCACCTCGACCGCGGTAGTCACGGTGCCGCGCTCGATCAGCACCATGTCGCAGATGCAGATCAGCGCGCCCCACCGCTTGCGCAGCGTGGCGATGGTCGGCTTCTGGCTGAACCCACACTGGTCCCAGGCCATCACGCCGCCGCCGCGCTCGGTGAACGGATACTCCACCACCACGCGGAAGGGCGCCGCCGCGCCTGCCTCGGCCGCGAAGGCGGTCAGCCACTTCGCCAGGCGGTGTTTGGCGCGAGTATGCTCCGCGCTCTCGGTGATCGTTAGGGCACGACGGCGCGGAAGGGGGAGTGCCATCTACACAATCTCCCCGGAGGTCACAGAACTCCCCGCTATCATATTGATATATATATTATTGTTATTTTTGTTATTATGTACTGCGAGGTGTTGGCCTGCTCCCACACGCGTGTGGGGCGAGGTGTCACCTTCGTGCCCGCGCACGAAATAACAAAATCCACAAAAGCCTGATTTCAGTGGCTTAGCGGGGACGGTCTGGGTTTTGTTATTCATCGCCCGCGGCCTCCTCCGCTGGCGTGTCGCCTGGCGGCGGCACCAGGACGTAGCGGGAGCCGGCCGGGCGGCCGGGACCGCCGGACGCGGGCGCAGCGGTTTCGATGACCGCGCCGTTTGTCACCAGCGCTTCGATCACCTCGCCGAATTCCCGTGCGGTCAGCTTCAGCCCCTTGTGGAACATGTCGCGCCGGCTGCACGGGCCGTGTTTGCCGATGATGTTGATGGCCCTGTTCAGGCGCTTCTCGAACTCGCTGTCCGCCAGGAAGCGCTGCGCGTCTCGGAGCACGGTCCTCGTGCAATGCTCGGCCAGCGCCCAGCCCCAGGCCACGTCCGCCTCGGCGACCTGAGGATGTGCCGGATCGCGGCTGATGGCGCAGATCAGCGCCAGCTTGCTGGCGTTCTCGCCCAGGCGGTTGACGATGGCGGCCTGGGGCGTGCCGGCCACCTTCTTCGCCCAGACGTCCTCCTCGGCCAGCTTGCGATCGTGCATCGCCTCTGCCGCTGCCGTCATGGGGACGGTGTGGGGCGTCGCCTCCTCGGTCGCCGGCATCGGCACGACATGCACATCCGGCAGGTTTCCTGGTGGCGGCGGGTCGCCTGCGCCGCGGGTGATTGCCTTCAGGGCTTCGAGCAAGGCGGACGGCGGGGCGATGATGCCCGCGTTCGGGTTCCGCTCCGGCCGATCGGTGTCGGTGACGAAGACCAGGAAGCGTGCGAGCGAGCCGTCCATCATCGCGCCGCCTTCCAGCGCCTTCCAGAACGTCGAGGGCGTGGTGGTGCCGAAGAAGCAGACGCAGGGCTGGTGGATATCGACGCGCGGCGCGTCTTTCTTGTTGGCGTATTCGGTGCCGCGATAGATGCCCTTGGCCCGGCTGTAGAGCTTCATCAGCTCGGACCAGATTTCGGCCTTGTGCGCCGGCGCCCTGCTGCCCGTGACGGTGTTGAGGAACAGGCCGAATTCGTCGATCTGAAACAGCCGGGCGGGATGCTGCTCCAAAGCGGACAGCATGCCGCGGCCAGAGGCCAGGTTCTCGCCGCCGAGATAGCGGTCCAGCCTCGCCAGGTCGAAGCAGCGCCGGATTACCTCTGGCGCATGATCCTTGCCGCCGCCACTTTCGGCCACGGCGGCGATGTAGATGTTGGTCCGGAGGTCGGTGCGGGTGCGGTACTGGCGCCCGGCCAGCGCGCCCACCGCGCAGATGGCGGCGCCGAGGGCGAGAAAGGGCTGAGGCCGCAGCGCGGATCCGACGCATTCGTCGACCAGCATCTGCAACACGCCGCCGGGCTGCAGTATGGCGTCCGGCACGGGGAGCGGCGCCGCCTGCTGTTTCGCCCGGCCGGCGTCGAGCTTCGCCAGCAGCGCCGCGGCAGGATGGACGTCCGCGGCCGGCGTCGCATCGACCCTGGCGAGCATCGCCGCTGCAGGATGCGGCTGCGCAGCACGCTCCGCAGCCGCGGCGTTCAGCGTGATCTCTGGTGGCGGCACCCAGCCGCGATCGATGGCCCACCCATAGATGCTGCCTGCGCCGATGCTGTGCGGCCTGAGCTTGGCCCAGCGCCGCTCCGCAGTGTCCGCTTTGCCCGATGTGCCCGACTTTCCGCTCGACTTCGACCAGCCGAGCCAGACCTCACGCCCTTCCTCACCCAGGGCCGCCTTGATGGCGTTGCCCATGGTGATCCACGATGCGCCGTCGAGATCCTCGTTCGGCAGATAGGCGAGCGCTGCCTTTACCGCCTCGAGGGTGCCGCGCGGATCGGACGGGCCGCGCCAGGCGGCGGCATCAGACGGAAGGTGCAGAGAGCGCGGACGCAGTTCGGGCGGAATCAGCGCATGGGCGCGATCGAGCCAGGCCATGGCCGCGGCCTCGTCTACCACCGGCAATTGCGCGAGTGGCGTGTCGAGCAGGGTGTCCTCGGGCCAGACATAAGGCTGCCCGGTATAAGGGTGCACGGCATGCGCTACGAATTGCTGGCCGCGTGCCAGGACCTCGAGCGGCAAGCGCTTCCGGCCGGCGAAGGGCGTGGCGGCCCGATACACCAGCAGCCGCTTCGGGGCGCGGCCAATGCGCAGGCAAGGCGTGTCGCCCAGCATGGAGGTGGCGAGCTCGGCGATCTGGATCGCCAGCGCGCCATCCAGGATGTCGATGTCGATGCCCACCACGGCGCCAGTGGCGATGCCCACGCCGCAGCCCGGCCAGCGGCGCCAGATGTCCACCTCGAAGGATTTCGTTGGCCGGTCGCAGTGACGCGCCCAGTCCGGATAGGGCGACCACTCCCCGCTGGTGAAGCGCCCCGGCACCTTCGTGCCCGGCATGATGGGGATGGCCGAATAGCCATTGTCGACCAGGCGCTCGCCGTAATCGGCCATGAAGGAGGGAGCATCCGTCATTCCCTGCCTCCTTCCTGCGCGGCAATGGATGCATCGCGGGCTGCGTCGATGCGCAGGATCTCGGGATAGAGAGCCGCCATCTGGCGGGCGGCGCGCTCCAGCGCACGGCGAGCCGTCTCGAGTTCTGCATGGATCCTTCGCGCTGGGTCCGTCGCGGCCAGAACGAGAACCCGCGGCGGCGAAACGCCGCTACGATCAGGTTCATCACCTGCGTCGGCGCGCTGGAGCAGGTAGTGCCCCGGGCTCCACCGCCCCACGCTCGGTCGCCGCGTCAGCACGAAGCCGGCGGCGCGCACGCCATCGAGCATGCGGAGCTTGGCTGCGAGGTACTGTCGCCCGCGCCCATCCGGATCCGCGGCAGCCCGCACCGGCTCTGCTAGTTCCGTGGCGGTGACAGGGCGGCTCCCATGCGCCTGCCACCACACCGCATAGATCCGCGCCGCCTCGGCCAACATGTCGATGGTGTTCATCGCGCGGCACCCGCCACGAGCGGCGGTGCTGGATGCCGTCCTGAGTCGAGCCGACGCGCGAGCTCGTCCTGGTAGGCGGTGATGATCACCTCCAGCAGCGTCAGCCATTCCGCCTCGGTCAGCACCGCGAGGTCGGTCTTGCCGATGCTCTCGAGGTACTCACCCGCCATGGGGCTGGCCGCCGCGATCGCGGCGATCTCGTGCTCGTCGGGATCAACCACGCCCCACCTCCGGCAGAGCGCGCTCATGCAGCGCATGGAACAGGCCGGCAGGGGCTCGGAGGTCCGCACGCGCGGATCGAACCAACCGAAGCCGCGGGCGGTGCGGAGGCGACATGCGGCGCATCTCACACGAACCTCGCGGCGGCGATCTCGGTGTACTGGCCCGCGGGCCGCACCAGCGCCGATGCGCTGCGATGCAGCTTCGGCTGGTAGCGGTCGTAGGGTTCGGTCTCGGGGCTGTCGAAACGCTTGATCTCGGCATGCGCGATCAGGATCACGCCCATGCCGCGCTCGTCGCGCAGCGCATTCACGCCGTCGAGGAAGCTGCGCCAGGTATCCAGCGCGGCGAGATACCCCTTGCCGTAGCCGAAGGACTCGATGTCCGGCTGGTTGTGCGTCTGCGCCGTGTGCTGCCAGACCAGCGGCTCCAGCCAGTCGAGGCTGTCCACCACCAGCGTCTCGAAGTCGTGCGCCTCGGTGTAGAGACTGCCGAGCGCCTCCATCACCGCGTCGAAGCTGCGCAGCACGCCGAAGGTGGAGGCGCTGATCGTGCCCAGCCCGTCCTCGGTCTGCACCACCACCGGCCGCGGCGCGGAGGTCGCGAACAGCGTCTTGCCGACGCCGGCCACGCCATAGGTGAGCAGCCGCGGCGGGCGCGCGTCGAGACGCCGGAAGACCTCGCTGCTCTCGCTGTTCAGCGCCTGGATCGCGAAGGCGATATCGTCGACGGTAGCCTGCCCGATCGGCTTGGTGATCGTGTGGCCGAATTCGCCCGGCTTCCCGGTCGTAATGCTGTCCGGCAGGGCGGCCAACCCGGAGGACTGGCGCAGTTGTTCTAGCCGCGGTTTGGTTGTGGACATGGAAAGCGCAACTCCTCTCGTCGCGCTCGTCGTTCGTCGGTGAAAGTGCTGCCGGGCTCCGACGCGGTGGAGCAGACCGTCCAGGTATTTCCGCCTTGCAGCGGTGTTGCATTCCCTGAAAGACCCGGCAGGAAAGCCGGGGATGGTCAGGCGGCGGTACTCTCGCGCAGCTGGGCTGCCTCGAATGCCTCCACGTCCTCGATTCGGTATGCGACACGTCCACCGAGCTTCAGGAACGCCGGACCGTGATGCTGCGAGCGCCAACGCTCCAGCGTGCGAACTGACATGCGCCAGCGCGCCGCGAGGTCCTGCTGGCTCAAATGACGGAGGTGGACGCTGTGGGCGTCGCCATGCTGGCGGTGGTGCGTGCTCATGCCAGGCACCTACCGGCGTGACGCGGAAGGTGTCGGGGTGGTCCGACATATTCCCTCAGGCCAGCGGCCTCAGCCTGCCGGCGAAGCCGACGGGCGTTTTCATAGATGGAGGAGTGATGCACGCCGGCCTGCACCGTGGCCGCGCGGAGGTTCGGTGCCAGCAGGATCTCGCAGCACCGCTGGAGTGCCGGCGTCAGGCCCGCCACAAAGCGCCGCAGATCCAGCGCGAGGCCATGGTCCAATTCGCCAGGAGCCATTGGATCGGCCAGCACATCCGCCAGGGTTTGCCCTGCACCGCTCTCCAGCGGCTCGTCGATGCATACCTGCCGTCGCTCCGCCCTCAGTCGCGCTGTAGGGCTGGTCAGCGTCGCCACGCGATGGGCGATGATGCGGTCCGCGAAGGTCGCGAAGCTTGCCCTCTCCGGGTCGAAACCCTCGCGGCGCCGCCAAAGATCGAGGAAGAGGTCCTGCTCGATGTCCTCGGCATCCATGCCGGGAACGCCGCCGCGCCGCGCCAGGCGCCGGGCCGTGTTGCGGATATGCTTGCGCGTTCGGGCATCGCGTGCCGTGTCGCGGGTGAATTGGTCCATGAGGTTTCGCCGTCGATCGAGGACGGGCGCGCGGCCCGATCGATGGCGACCGGCGAAACTTCGCTGAAGAGGGTGCTGTTACGCGCGCGGGACGGCGCCGCCGCTGGCGAAAGCCGGCGGAATCATGGCGTTACTCGAGAAGAAAAAAGTAGCGATGGCGGGCGGGGTGCCGGTGAATATTCACCGACGACGTGGTGCAGCCCGTTCGGCCAGCGGCCTCTCGTCGCGGACGACGAAGCAGGCGATGTAGGCCCGCTGCCGTTCGTCCCACAGAATCGGGTCGCCCTGGATGCCGAAGGTGGCCTGGAGGTGTTCGGTCAGGATCTGCTTCTGCTTCTTGACACGCTCGGCAGGCGCCCCGCCATGCACCTCCAGCACCCCACCGCCTGCGGCAATGGCGATGAACAGCGTCCAAGCCGCGGTCGGCTTGGCGTTCTTCCTGCTCCTCATGCCGAAATCGGCGGGGTCCATCTGCAGCCCAATGTTCGGTCCGTTGCAGACCACCGTCTCGCTGGCGGTTAGCCGCAGCGTGATCTGCGCCCAGGTGGTGTTGGGAGGCAGCGCGATACGCGGCCCGGGGGATACTGCGCCGATGCGCGCCAGCAGCGCGGTGCGCAGATCATGCAGAAGGATCTCAACCGGCTGAACCAGCCCCAGCCCGTCTTTCAGGTGCACATGGGTAATGTCGGCCAAACTCAGCACGAGGTGACCCTGGCCAGACAGGCGCGCGCTGACCGAGGGCGGCAATGACGAATTCGTCGGAACGAGCACCACACCGCGCTCGCTGCCAAGGCCGCCCTGTCGGAAATCATCGTCATGCAGCGGAAGTTCGGGGCCGGGCCTGGCGAACAGGACGGGCGCACCGAGGCCGGCAGCGACGCCATGTTCGCCCAGATGGACAACGCGCCCGCGATCGGGCGGGCGGGATGACGGTGGAATCAAGAAGGCGGCCGCGAGTTCGGTGTGAAGCCTCTGGTCATCGAGGCTCAGGATGCCGAGATCGCTGGCTGTCACATCAACCGGGTCGCAGCGCCCCGTGGATGATCGGCAGACGGCGCGGTATCCGCCCGCAGGCAGTCTGATGACGTTTCGCGGGCAGCCATCGCCGCCAGGGGACGGACACTCGATGGCGGTGGCAAGATCGCCGGTCTTGCGCAGGTACCGCGCCGCGAGGGCGAACTCGGTGCCCAAGCGTGCGGTCCAGGCGCGGCGGTCGGTGGCCACGCCGGGCAGTTCATCCAGCGACTTCCAGAACTGCCGTAGCGGCTTCGTCATCGTCCGTGTCCTGACCCGTCAAAATGAAGTCCCGCTCCCGAAGCCAGTGCTCGATGAGTTCGCTGTCATCATTTCGCTCAAAGCGCGCAATACCGGGCGGCCGGATTGTCACGGAGCGGTCCTTCTCCTGGCTGTCGAAGGTGACCTTGAAGGTGGCGCTGACCAGGCGACCACCGCCCAGCGTTGCAGGGCTGCGCTGGGCCAAGGCGGCGAACACGTCCTCGGCCTTCCTGATCTCAGTCTCGGAATACGGCCCGCCCCAATAGCGCCGATACTCAATCAGGCGCACCCGGCTGATTCCCTCGATATCCTGCACGTTAAGGGCGGCGCTGCCGTGCGCCACAAGCGGGTCCAGCGTGAACTTGCCGGCTGGCGGGAAGTGCTCCTCGCCCGTGAAGAGGAACTTGCCCAGGGTCCGGAGATAGAGATTGCGTTCGCCCTTGGTCGTCGCGTGGACGCCGATCTCGCCACTGCGCTCATCATAGATCAGCACGTCGTGGCGCTGCGGCCGGAAAAACTCGGTGCCCGCCTCGCCATCGTCACGCTGGCTCGCCTCTCGTCGCATCGTTTGGCCATGCCTGATGAGAATCCAGGTCATCGGCGCATGGCCGATGATGAACACGCGGCAGCCGCGACCGCGCTTGTGGGATTCGAACCAATCGTCCAGCTCAGCCTCGATCTGCGCACGAAGCACGGCGTCAACGTCAGGAAAGGCGCCGCGAACCGGATGCTGCGGTCCGAAATACTCGAAATTCTGCTGCCGCATGGCGATGGCCTCGGCGTGGCGCGAGCGCACCAGTTCGGGCGCTGCGAGCCAGATATCGATCGCGAGGTCGACCGGCGTCGCCATCGGGTCATCAACGATGGGCAGACTCTGACTGCGCGCCGCGGCGAGCAATTCGTCCATGTCCTGTGCGCTGGCGGTCTCATGGACATAGTAGAGCGCGTCGACCATGTCGCTTGGCGTGGTGCGGTCTGGCGTCATGAGGACGTGCGCCAGCTCGGCGTAGTCGATCTCGGTATCTGGCGGGTCTGGGAAGCGCAGGCCACGCGTCTCCAGAAAGGCCCTCCACGGCGCTAGAAAGGCGATGAGGCGGTCCGGCGAGATGGCGCGCAGGCGGTCAGGGTCGGAGAACTTCCGTGGATTAAAGGATGCCATGGGCCTCCGGGACAATCAGGGATTGAATATTACAGGCGGGACATCTGAGATAGCGAATGTTCGCTCTTTGTTCAAGCGTTCGGTTTGGTCGACCCCGACACCTAATGGCCGCGCTCGGTAGGTGGGGGGAGGAAATTGGGCCGCGACCGACATGCAAACGCCGAGGGCGGAAAGAACGCCCATCAATCAGCACCTCCCGCCGCACCTCCGCGAGGTGTGTAGCATCCTGGCCGCGGGCCTGCTGCGGCTGCGCAGCCGCGCTGCCGAGGATCATGCGCGCGACGCTGCTGACTGTGGAGACCGTGCCCTACACTTCCCGGCCACCCAGCGCCTGGATGCGAACCGGACCAACCGGAGACCCGCATGAAACGCGCCACCAAGTCGAAAGCCGGCCCCCCGCCGGCGCCGACCACCCCCGCCATCCCGCCGGCCGACGTGCTGGGCCGGCTCGCCGCGCTGAAGACCACCCCTACGCCTGACCTGAAGCAGCAGTGGCGAGAGCTCTTCGCGGCCGAGCCGCCGCCCTACAACCGGCGCTTCCTGGAAAGCCGCTTGGCCTACCGGATCCAGGAGCTGGCCTATGGAGGCCTGAAGCCCGAGACCATCCAGCGCCTCGAGGCGCTGGGCGAGCAGCTGGACGGTGGGAACCCCGTCCTTCGGCGCATCCGCGGTGACGACAAGCCGATCGCCGGCACGCGGCTGATCCGCGAGTACCAGGGGGTCGAGCATAGCGTCACCGTGCTGCACGACGGCTACGAGTATCAGGGCCGCCCCTACCAGTCGCTCTCCTCCATCGCGCGCGCCATCACCGGCACGCGCTGGAATGGCTGGCTGTTCTTCGGCTTGAAGAACCGGAGGGCCGCTGCGTAATGCGCCAGTCAAGCGGCTTTTCGGGTTGGATCGAAATTCTGCCGGGACTGGAGCATGGTCCACAGGACGTTGACGCGTCGTCTGGCGAGGGCAATGAGGGCCTGGGTGCGGTGTTTCCCCTCGCGCCGCTTGCGGTCGTAGAAGGCGCGGGACAGCGGGTCGCCGGTCATGACGGCGCAGAAGGCGCTCTGGAAGAAGACGCGCTTGAGGGCCTTATCGCCGCCGAAGGCGCGGCGGTGGGCGGCGCTGCGGCCGGACTGGCGCAGCACCGGGGCGAGACCTGCTGCCGAGGCGAGCGCGTCGGCGGAGGGGAAGCGGCCGATGTTGCCCACGCAGGCGATGAACCCTGCCGCGAGCACCGCCCCCATCCCCGGCAGCGAACGGATGAGGGCGCCGTCAGGGTGGCTCGTGAGCAGCTCATCGAGGTCACGGTCGATGCGAGTGATGCGCTCGCGGATATTGAGCGCGGGCTGATCGACGTCGTGGTCGTCTACAAGATCGACCGGCTGTCCCGGGCCCTGATGGACTTCGCCAAGCTGGTGGAGGTGTTTGACGCGAACAGCGTGACCTTCGTCAGCGTGACGCAGTCCTTCAACACGACCACCAGCATGGGCCGGCTCACGCTGAACATCCTGCTCAGCTTCGCCCAGTTCGAACGCGAGGTCATCGGCGAGCGCATCCGCGACAAGGTGGCGGCATCGCGGGCCGACACCACGTTGGTGAAAGCCGTAGCCCGGGCGTTCCGGTGGCGCCGATTGATCGAGACCGGCCGCTACAGCACGATTGATGACTTGGCGGCTGGGGAAAAGATCAACTCATCCTACGTGTCTCGGTTGCTGCGCCTCACGCTGCTGGCGCCGGATATCGTCGAGGCGATCCTCGATGGGCAACAGCCCAGCGAGATGATGCTGCCTGAACTGATGAAGGGCGTGCCGACAACATGGGAAGTTCAGCGTTGGAGATCTGGCCGATCTGCAGGTCAGTAGCGGATCGAGACCAGAGTCACGGTCCAGCCTCGCGATCGTCGGCAATCAAGGCTTGGATCTCTGGAAGCAGCATGATCCTGACGGCGTGCCCTGCCTGCTTCGGTGAAGGATTCCGGTCCCAGCCGCTCGCCGCGTAACCACTGAGAGTGTGGGCGATTCCGGCCTCCCACTCCTTCAAAAGGCCAAGACGGCGACCTTCGCCCGAGATGCGCAGCCACGTGGGACCATCGAGCCGCTTGCATGCTGCGATGTTTTCAAGGTCAGCCGATGTCACGGAGCCGTCTGCCGTCGTCGTGCTGCCAGTGGCTGTTGCCAGGCCCGTCGACAATTCCGCCGGCAGCGCAGGTGGCATCGGGACCGCCACCTGCCTGACGGCATCCCAGCACTCGCGCTTCTTGCACCATTCGGTGACGTTACGGCCTGCGGCTGACTCGGTCACCGCTGCCAGAACAGGCTGGACCCAGGATCCGAGCAGCGACAAAAGCTCCTTCGTCAGTCCCTGCCGCTTCCATATCCCGTCGAGATCAAGCCTGCTGCCGGACCGGTCTACGAGCAACGCCATGAGATACGTCGCCACCTGCGTGCGATAGGCCGGAAGCCTGGCGTCGCGCACGATCTTCTCGGCGGCACGGTAGAGAATGGCCTTCGCGATCAACTCTCGATACCAGGCCTCATCAGGCAGGAATTCTCCCTTTCGAACCCGCAGATCCTGGGCGAATGAGTCGAAGTTCTTCTGGGACCCGAAGCAGACTGTTTGGGGCTTCAATTCCCAGGTGTTCTGATATCGGGCGACGTCGGTCTTCACGAAACGCCGCGACGGCGGCGTCTGTTCAGTGAATCGACGCTGCCTCGCTGGTGTCGAGGCCTTCGCTTTCTCCTCCTGATACTGCCCTCTGGCGCGTTCATAGAACCAGCGCCCCTGTTCTCCGGGGCACCAAACCCTTCGGGACAACCCTTCAAGCGTCACGTGAAAGGGGTCGTTCGCCGAGAAATCTGCCATCTGCACGACGTTCTGCGTATTGGCGCAGCGGGAGATTTCTCGAACAACCTCCTCCTCGTGGCCAGAATCGATGACTGCGAGCTTCGCCTGCACCATGACCCGCGACACGTCGGCGCGATCCGTCTTCCAGGCTCGATGGATCGAAGCTGTTGTCTGGCCGCCGTTCACGATCTGCAGCCCCCGAACTGAGCGAATGGCTGGTCGGCCGTCGGACAGCTTTTCCAGGACGATGCTATCTGCCGTGGCCACGATGCCGTTGTTGTAGGCCAGGAAGCGAAGAGGCTGCTCGCGTAGCGTCTTCCTGATGCCGGCGTTGATGCGGCCGCGTGCCGAAAGAAAGGAGCGGACATTGAGTTCGAGAAGTTGTGCGCCGTACTCGTCGTAGAGCTTGGCCAGCGCGTCGCCCGGGATGATGGCGACATACGCTTCGTAGTTGCCTTCGTGACGGGCAGCCGGGAGGCAGGGGATAGATGCACCACAGAGCTCGCTGAAGTCGATTTCAATCTCGTCGCGAGGCCGCCCTGCCTGCATCACGCGGAACAGGCGCTCGGCATCCCACACCTCAAAGCGAACCGGCACGCCCTTCACATCGAGTGGCCGTACCTCCTTTGCCGAGGAAACCCCGTCCGTCACCACGTGAACCGTGGCAGAGCGAAGCCGGCCAGTCAGGGCCGCAATTCGGCGCACCATCTCCGCATGGGTCGCAGATGCTTCGACGGCATCCTTGAGGTTTCCGAGAGCACCTTCGAGAAAGCGCGCTGCCTGGCCTGCTGCCCTGCTGATGTCGGTCGGAGCGACGGTGACTGCTTCCTCGGTGTCGTTGTGGATCGCAACCACGAGTGAGAGCGTGTCCTCATCATCGCCTATGGCGTAGCCATTTACCTTGCCAACGCTCCGGCCCACGCGCCCGCCCGCAGTGGATCCTCGATCAGGCCCAGGATTCTGTCGGTCTCCTGATCGAGGCCGCGAAGGGCTGCGTCAGGCAGGCGCGAGCGCAGAAAAAGCTCATACCGCGCCCAGTATCGCCAGTCGCGCTTCCGCTCGGCATTGAGCCAAGCGACATGGTCGTCGTTGTCCGTCAACTGCGTCGCGCGCCCGATCCAGACCGTGTAGGCACTCTCGAGGTCCGCGATCAGCGTGCTGCGCTCAAGGGCGCTCGCTCCCAGGCCCGGCAATCTCAGGACATCATCGACCACCGAAGCGATGACTTCTCTCGTGATTGGTGCTGTCGCGCGCCTGACATTGATCAACGTCTGCGCCATGGCCCTGGCGGCGGCTATTGTGTCGCTCATGGTTTCTCCACGGTGCGCACCCCGAGCGAAGCAACGAGGTCGGGAAAGCTGTTGAACGGTTCTGTTCGCATCAGGAGGGTTCGCGCGCTGTCGTCGCTCAATCCCATGCGTGTTGTGAAGTCGCTGAACAATGCCTCCGCAACCGATCTCACTTCGGCCGGCGGTGTTGCGCTGAAGCCGGTAGGTGCCAGCCCTTCGCGTTCAGCCGTCTCGATCCAGATGCGATGAACAGGAACGGTCTCCTCGATGACCCGAAGCATCGCTTCGACGGCCTCGGTCGACCCGCATGATCCAGCAAGTACGCGAGCGACCGCGGGATGCGCGCGATCGATTCTGTACGCCATGCCGTCACGGCGTTCGACAGCGGTCCATGCCCTCTGGAGGTTCGGGGCTGGCGCGCGCGGGCCGTAACTCCCGCGATGCAGGAAGACCCGCCTCGCGTCTGCCCGGACGCGTTCGGCAAGATCGGTCAGGCGACCGCGTAGTGACCGGGGCGGGGCGGCGGTCGATTTGCGCACGTCGATCGACCAGGCGGCGTCGGCAGAATTGGGAATGTCCAACCGAAGCCTTGCGAGGCGATAGGCGTCCTCCTTGGCCCATCGTCGGGGATGACCGAGCCCGAGCCAGTCACCAGGCACGAGAAGCCGGCGGTTACGGTAGACGTAGAAACCCTGCTGGGAGACCCACCCTTCGGGTCCCCCCCCGAGCTCAGCAGCGCGTTCGTCCAGCCGGTCACGATGGGGCAGGATGAAACCCTGCACCCGAACCTCGACATCGCCATGGCGCAGGCGCTCATCTGGCGTTCGTGATGTCGCGGGATGAGCATCCATGAAGGGATCCCAGCCGCGAAGTCTGCTTTGCGGTCCTGCCCCGTTGAAAAGGATATGCAGCGGAGTACCGGGGGCATCGAGGTAGCGATGGAAGATCATCGCAAGGTGACGCTCGGTCCGACCGAGCTGACTGAGAAATGCGTCTTCAGCACGCGCATCGTCGGCAACAGCGTCGGCCGCAACGACGCGATCGAGCTTCTCCCAAAGTACAACTGTGCCCTGCGGCATGTCCTGGATGGGCGCCAGGAGTGGAACTGAGGATGGCATCGGCTCGGTTGCGAGGCGCCATTCGTCGTGCTTCGCGATCTCGTCCAGATCCCAGACGCGGCAGGCCGGGGCCAAGCCTGCGCGTCGCGAGCTTACGCTCAGCCGGCGGCACTGCGAGAACGAGGCGGTCTTCAAGCCAAGGCCGAAACGGCCAAGGTCGGTCGCATTCCGAAGCGAGAGCGGGTTCCGCGCTCCGGCCCGCATTGCCTGGGTCAGCTCTGCCTCAGCCATGCCGTGGCCGTCATCGGCGACTCGGATCCAGGTCTGGGGACCGTCCCACTGGAAGTCGATTCGGACAGTGCGCGCACCGGCGGCTATGCTGTTGTCGAGGATGTCGGCGACGGCCGTCCATAGTGTGTATCCAAGCCCACGCATGGCTTCGACCAGCGCATGCGCTGACGGCGGGGCCATTTCAAACGGCATGCAGGGGGCTCGATTCGGGGCGCATGATCAGAAGACCGACAATAATACGAAAAAGAAAGAAAGGGATCATTCTAGAAGCCGGTGAGGCTGAAGCGGAGCGTCCAGCCGGCCAACGCAGGCACCGCGGGGATATCATGTCGGTGGAGACGCGCAGTCGGGTTATGGCCCGCATCAAGGGGAAGGGCACAGGCCCGGAGCTTCGGCTCGCCGCCCTGCTTTCCGAGGTCGGCCTCGCCTGGGAATCCCACGCCCGTGATCTCCCTGGACGTCCTGACTTCGTGTTTCGGGATCGCCGCGTTGCCGTATTTGTCGACGGTGACTTCTGGCACGGCTGGCGCTTCCCGGTTTGGCGCGACAAGCTGTCCGAAGCCTGGGAGGCAAAGATCGAGGCAACAAGACTCAGAGATTCCAGGAATTTCCGGCGTCTGAGGCGTTCGGGCTGGCGAGTGGTCCGTGTCTGGGAGCATCAGCTTGCTCGCGATCCCGAGGGTAGCGTGGCCCGGGTGAAAAAGGCCTTGGCCTCTACGCCCTGATACTCTGCCTTTCGCAAGCCTTCGCCCAGGCTCGCGCTCCTACGCTCAGCCTGTTACGAATCGTCCTTGATGGCGATTCGTGGCATAGATCTTTTCTGTGGCGGTGGTGGGAGCTCCTGGGGTGCCCGCGCCGCGGGTGTCGAGATGGTGGGAGCTGTCGACGCCTGGAGCATGGCGGCTTCGACCTACCGTCGGAACTTTCCCGGCGCGCGGGTCGTCGAGACGCGTCTGAACCGCCGATCCGACAAGGCTCTCCTTGGCGACGTCGGGCATATCGATCTCGTCCTGGCTTCGCCCGAGTGCACGAGCCACACACCGGCTCGCGGAGCGAGGGTGAAGGATGAGGGGAGCCGGGCCACAGCCTTCCACGTACTCAAGTTCATCAGGAAGCTGAATCCGCGATGGGCGGTCATTGAAAACGTAATCCAAATGCGGACGTGGGAGCGTTATCCGAACTTTCTGGCGGCGCTCAAGGAGCACATGCACGTCACGGAGCACGTGCTCGACGCCCAGGACTTCGGCGCACCCCAGACCCGCCGTCGGCTTTTTCTGATGTGCAGCAAAGATGGGCCGCCTGAGCCTCCAACTCCGCTCACCGAGCGTCGACTGACTGTAATGGATATCCTGGCGCCCACCGGCACCTATAAGACCCGTTCGGTGTTTGGCAGCGGCTTGGCGGAACCGACTGTCGCGCGCGCCAAGCGAGCTATCGATGCACTTGGGCGCGATGTTCCGTTCCTGATTGTCTACTACAGCAGTGATGGCGCCGGCGGATGGCAGCCGCTCGATCGACCAATCCGCACGCTTACGACGCTGGATCGATTTGGGCTTGTCGAGTGGATTGATGGCGAGCCGCGCATGCGAATGCTGCAGGTTGACGAGTTGCGGCGCGCAATGGGTTTTGGTGAGGACTACATACTTGATCAAGGTTCCAGACGAGACAAAATCAAGATGTTAGGAAATGGGGTTTGCCCGCCGGTAATGCAGAGCGTTGTGAGTGCATTGACCAGTCAGGCGCCCCACGATCACCGCCCGCGTATTCCCCAGGTAGTTGAACAAAGAATACCGGCAGTTCAGCTTCGAGCTTCATCAGCAATACCATTTCTTGTGGGGCCTCAAATTTCTGGCTAGCGCTATTGTTGGATGGCGACAGGCTGGCGCTTCCTGGTTCACTCTTTCCGAGCCATAGTCCGCCCATGGCGTCAGAAACCGAACGATCTCGCGAGCGCCGATGGGTGGTTGTCGCACCCGATGGCCGATACGTTACCCTTGGGCGGCATAGTGACCCGAGCGAGGAAGAAATCCTGGCTGCCGAAAAGGCGTTGCTCTCCCAAGATCTGAGCGGTTGGCTCGCCGTCATGGAGGGCAACCCATGGGTCGGCAAGGTTCCTGAACTATTGGAAGTCAGGCCGCTTGGCGGCCCAACCTCGAACTTCTCCGATGCGGCCACGGCCTGCCTCGCAGCAATTCTGGCCAAACGAGCAGACGCCGGGTCTTAGGCCGGCGTCATGCCGCAGCCAGATTGTGAAGGCTTCCTGCCGCAGGGTCTCTGCGTTGAACAAAGCGTACCAAAGTGTTCGCTCTCGAAGTACGGATTTTGGGCAAGTGGGGTTCGAACCACGGCAAGAGTCGACCGCGCTGAAACCGGCCTTTTACCTGGGTTTTTGGGTTCCGTACTAAAACGCCCAAGTCAGGAGGTCTGGAGAGAATTGGCCTCCGGAGAGCGATTTTCCGCCGTCTTCGCGCCGTGCCAGTCAACAGGTCCGCTCTGAAAACCCCAGGAAGCCTGCCACTCAGCGCGGCGCTCGGTATGGCGTAGAGCACGGCTCGTATGGGAACTGGCGGAGGAGGTGCGACTCGATACAAGCGGTCTCTAGGCCGGAGCCTTGGAGAGCAAGGGAGGGGGCGGTTCACCAGCCACGATGGCATGCTAGCATAAGGCACTGCATGAAATATGATCGAGCTGCCCCCGCCATCGATGACAAACGAAAACACCGCTTCACCACCGACAACCGCCTCGTCGTCGCGCCGCTATGACAAAGGCGAGCGACGCTTCAAGCATGTCGGCAGTGGAAGTGAACCAATAATAGAGTTTTCTTCAGACAATCCACGAATGTGGATTGGCAAGTGCCCCGCTACGTTACAAGCGAAAGACCATCTTCGCCTGGTAAATGAAGCCATCTCGGGAAGTAACGGAGATCGCGAGATCTCCTTCCCAAAAAAGATTTATGCGGTTCATGAGGGCGCCATCTATGAGGCGCAAACAACGGACAGAGGTTTTTCGTATCACGGTTACCCTTACCGCGGTAGACTTCCCCGAAGTCTGATTGAAGCGCTCCGGGCTGTGGCCGCACGGAAGGGGTGTCAAGATGCCTTCGATCGGTGGACAAAAGAGCATATAGAGCCCCACGGAACATGGCCCTGATACCACCCTCACTCGTCTTCAAGTTGAGACCGGTCCCCTCAGAGGAGCGGATGACGACCTGCGCGCTGTCCATATGCGTTGGAAGCATGCCAGTTTGGCCAGTCCCCGGCGAACCCGACGCCGAGCTCGAGATCCAGGTCGACGATTTTCTGGCGCACCTGACTGAGTTCTGGAAGCCGCTGATGTTGCGGCAGGTTTACCCAATTGATGTGAACCCCTTGAAGCCTTCAGATCTCCGACGTGAGGCCATGAAGCGATGGTCTGAACGACAGCCGGAGATTGCAGAGCGAGAGGAAGAATCGGTCTCAGCATTTGAAGAAGCTCACGACCTAGCTCGCGCGTTCGCCGGCCTGTTCGAGGTACCACCCTTCTGGCTGTTCCGCTCCGGACTAGAAATGATCTGTGAGACCGGCCGTCAGCTCTGGCGACTGCCGTTCGACGATGTCCGCAGCGCCCTGAGCGCGATCGGCGACCAAATCTGCGATAGACTGGAAGCCGCGGATGGCGCCCGCTGGGCCGCCGCCGTGGGCGCATGGCGGGAGCGAGATCGCGGGGATGCGACAGGTCTGCTCGCCTGGTCGATTGGTCTCAATCGCGATCTTGCCGGATCGCTTATTGCTGATGGTACGCTCGCCGCGCCGCTCGATTTTGAGGATGTTGCGAACGACAACGATGAACTGCGGATTGCGGCGCGTATGGCCGGCGCGCTCCCGCCCGACCAGATCCGTGAGATCATCAGCTTAGCTCGGTCCTTTCAGAAGCATGAGGCAGGCAGCCTGCGACAAGTGGCCTCCGCGTGCATCAGCCATTTGACTAGCCTCTCGGACAGGCGACCATTTGCAGAGGGCGAAGCAACAGCCCGCTTCGTGCGTGAGTGGTTCGGAATCGCCGATCATCACCCACTCGACATTTTTGCGTTTGCGGAAAATCTCGGGATCGAGCTCAGGACTCTGGCTGCGGAGCCGCCTACGCTTGACGGGCTGGCGGTGTGGGGAAGTCGTCATGGACCCGGCGCCTTGCTGAATACTGGCAGCCGACGCGTTCTGCCAAACGGAACGAGAGATGTCCGCGATAGCGCTGGCGCTCGAGTTACACTCGCGCACGAGATCTGCCATCTGCTGCTCGACGGCCAGAACGCGCTGAGCGCTGTTGAGGTTCTAAAGAGTAGAATGCCACTCCGCATCGAGCAGCGGGCCAAGTCATTTGCAGGTGAAATTCTATTGCCCAGCAAGGCAGCGGCAGATGCTTGGTACGAAGCAGGCAAGCCCCGAAGGCATGGTGAGGTTGGGCAGTTAGTATCTGATCTCGCTGAGCGTTTTCAGGTCACGCGCAGCGTTGCTGCCTGGAAGCTTGAGCATGGCTTAGAGCACCTCGATATCGACATCTCTGCCACGTTGGACGCCGTAGCACCCTGGCGCTGATGCTGGGTGGGACGGGCGACCACAAACGCCTAACGTCAGAACATCAGTCCGATGCCCTGCAGACCCAGTGTCGATAGGCTCTCGCCCCAGCGACGGACAAGAATGTCAGGCGCTCAGTCGTAGCGTCCATCCAGCCCGGTTGTTGCCTGCTGCGTACCCAACCGGCCAAGCGATCCGGAATAGGCACCTCCGGTCCGGGCGGCCAGGCATTCCGCTCTCCCCCCTACCGGCTCATCTCACCGGTCGATTTCGTCAAGCGCACGCACGACTTCGCCAAGGAGGCGCCTGACCTCGGCGACCTGCCTACCCCGGGACGACCGCTCCCGTCCCGTGACCTTGAGGACCGCGGCAAAGACGGCGTCGGAACATGCCATCAGCGGGATGAGATGTTCGCCACTCGGCCCCCGCTTTCCACTGATCCATCCCTTCACCGCGCGCTCGCTCGCCCGCGTCCAGCGCATGATATCTTTCGCGGACCGGCCGGTGGCCGCGATCTCGCTTCGCAGCGCCGTCCCGATCTCGCGCGCATAGCACTCGCGCGCCTCCTTTGCATTCTCGAAAAAGGGCAACTTGTTGCCCTTCGAGTGCAACTGATTGCCCTTCTTTGTCCGCACAACACGATTCACCCTCGCTATTCTGCGGACGAAATTGCAACGCGGTCCGAACTGTCGCGCAGCTTCTGCAACTCAGCAGGAGCAGCAGGGTCCCTACGCGGAGCGGCTCACAATGAGAGGGACGCAGCGTGGTGCAGCAACCCGGCGTGGACGACGACAAACCAGCGATGGCCGCCGGCATCCGCGCCGCGGAATACGTGCGGATGTCAACCGACCATCAGCGCTACTCCACGGAGAACCAATCCGACGCTATCCGGGAATACGCGAAGCGGCGCGGCATCGAGATCGTCCGGACCTACGCGGATCACGGCAAGAGCGGCCTGAGCATCGCAGGCCGAGATGCGCTGAAGCGGCTGCTGGATGACGTGCGGTCGGGGCGTGCCGACTTCACCACTATCCTCGTCTACGACATCAGCCGCTGGGGTCGCTTTCAGGATGCGGATGAGAGTGCCTATCACGAATACGTCTGCAAGCGCGCCGGCGTCACCGTGGAATACTGCGCCGAGCAGTTCGAGAATGACGGTAGCGTCGGCTCCGACATCCTCAAGAGCGTCAAGCGGGTCATGGCGCGGGAATACAGCCGGGACCTCGGTAACAAGACCTTCATCGGTCAGTGCCGGCTGATCGAGCTGGGCTTTCGACAAGGGGGGCCACCCGGGTTCGGACTTCGGCGAAAGCTGCTCGACGAGGCTGGCACGTCGAAGGGCGTGCTGACGCGGGGCCAGCAGAAAAGCATTCACACCGATCGTGTGGTGCTGGTGCCAGGGCCATCGGAGGAGGTGGAGACGGTGCGCTGGATCTATCGCACCTTTGTCGAGGATGGCCGGCCGGAGCGAGAAATCGCGGCCATCCTGAACGACCGCAATCTGCGCACGGACCTCGACCGCCCCTGGACGCGTGGCACGGTCCACCAGGTTCTCATCAACGAGAAGTATGTCGGCGACAACGTCTGGAACCGCATCTCCTGCAAGCTGCACGGCAAGCGGGTTCGCAATGGGCGCGATATGTGGGTGCGTCGCGACGCCGCTTTCGAGGCTGTGGTCGATCGCCTGCTGTTCGATGCGGTCCAAGTCATCATCCAGGAGCGTTCGCGCCGGCTCTCGGATGACGAGATGCTGGAGGTCCTGCGTCGCGCCCTCGCGCATCACGGGCATCTGTCTGGCCTCGTCATCGACGAGACCGATGATGCGCCCTCCAGCAGCGCCTACCAGGCCCGCTTCGGGAGCCTGATCCGGGCCTACCAGCTGGTCGGCTTCACGCCAGACCGGGACTATCGCTACCTCGAGGTCAACCGCCTTCTGCGGGCGATGCATCCGAAAGTGGTCGAGGCCACCCTGGAAGGTATTCGGGCTGCCGGCGGCTCGGTGGAGCAAGATCCGGCGACGGAGCTCCTGACTGTCAACAGCGAGTTCACCACATCCATTGTTCTCGCTCGCTGCCAGGAAACCGCGGCCGGCGGGCGTCGGTGGCATGTCCGGATGGATACGGGCATCGCCCCCGATATCACCGTCGCGGTTCGGATGGCGCCAGGTAATCGTGAGGCGCTCGACTACTACCTGCTGCCGCGCCTCGACATGAATTTGCCTCGGCTTCGGCTGCGCGAGAGCAACGGCATATCGCTCGATGCCTACCGCTTCGACAGGCTCGATGCGCTGTTCGACCTGGCAGCCCGAACTCATATCCTGGAGGTCGCATGATGGCCGATGCCAAGCCGCCCATGGTTCAGTCGGTCGCGGTCGATCTGATCGAGGTCATCAACCCGCGAGCCAGAAGCCAGAAGACGTTCCAGGAGATCGTCGCGAGCATCGCAGCCATTGGCCTCAAGAGGCCGATCACGGTGGCGCGCCGCGTGGTCGCTGGGACCGAGAAGTACGATCTGGTCTGCGGGCAGGGTCGGTTGGAGGCGTTTCGTGTCCTCGGCCAAGCCGAAATCCCGGCGATCGTGGTCGAGGCAGGCAGCGAGGACTGCCTGGTTATGAGCCTCGTGGAAAACTTGGCTCGGCGGCAGCACCAGGCGCTCGATCTGCTGCATGACATCGACGGCATGCGGCAGCGTGGGCATTCCGAGTCAGATATCGCGCGAAAGACCGGGCTGACGGGCGAGTATGTGAAAGGGGTGATTCGGCTACTCGGCAAAGGCGAAACACGTCTGATCCGCGCCGTGGAGAGCGGCCAGATTCCCGTCAGCATCGCCGTCGACATCGCCATGGCCAAGGACGAGGAGACGCAGAACGTCCTGCAGGACGCGTATGAGCGGAACCTGCTTCGTGGCCACAGGCTGATCGCCGCGAAGCGCCTCGTGGAGCAGCGCCGGCGCCGCGGCAAAGGATTGAACCCGAACGACCCCAAGCGCCACCGTACCCTGTCGGTCGAGGCCCTCGTCCGCACCTACCAGCAGGACACGGATAAGAAGCGCATGATCGTCCGGAAGGCGGAGGCGACGCGGGATCGCCTCGTCTTCGTGACGGAGGCACTCCGCGCACTATTCTCCGAGGACGCCTTCGTCAATCTGCTCCGTGCCGAACAGCTGGAAACCCTGCCGCGGGGCCTCGCCGAACGGCTGCAGAGCAAAGGGGCCGATTGAACATGGCAGACGATCGGAACGCGGGGCCGATCCGGGCGGCATTCGAGAGCGCCGGCATCAGGATCCCGATCGCCAACATCGAGATGCTGCGCTCGGTCCCGGCGAAAGTGAGACGGTCGTCGAAATACGCTCGTATCACCGCATCGATCCGCGAGGTCGGTGTCATCGAGCCGCCAGTCGTCGCGCGCCATCCATCAAAGCCGGGACGCTACCTGCTCCTCGATGGCCACCTGCGCGTCGCGGTGCTGGAAGAGCGCGGTGACCTCGATGTGGTGTGCCTGATTGCGACGGATGACGAGGCATTCACCTACAACAAGCGCATCAACCGGCTCGCCATCGTCCAGGAGCATCGCATGATCCTGAAGGCGATTGAGGACAGGGTGCCCGAGGAAAGGATCGCCCGCGCCCTCAACATCGATATCAGCACACTGCGCCACAAGAAAAAGCTGCTGCACGGTGTTTGCCCGGAGGCTGTGGAAATCCTGAAGGATAAGGCGGTCTCGCAGCATATTTTTGCTGTGCTGAAGAAGATGGTTCCGATGCGGCAGATCGAGGCAGTGGAGCTCATGGTGGCCATGGACCGATATACCGAGAGCTACGCCCGTGCCCTGCTCGCAGCTACGCCGCAGACGCAGCTGATCCCCGACGCGAAGCCGAAGCAGGTCAAAGGCCTGAGCCATGAGCAGATGGCCCTGATGGAGAGGGAGTCTGGGCAGTTGAACCGCGAGATGAAGGTCGCTGAGCAATCCTACGGAGCCGACCATCTCCATCTCGTGCTGGCACGAGGATATCTCGCGCGACTGCTCGGAAACGCACGCGTCGTTCGATATCTCGCACAGCAGAGACCAGAATTTCTGGCCGAGTTCCAGAAGATCGCAGAGATGGACAGCGTGGCCGCGTGACCGCACCGGGCCATTGATGGCCCGAGCATGATGGGGACCCGGACCCGAAAGCGCGGGGACCGCCGGAGACGCTGCACGAGGGGCAGATCGAGGGCGGTGGTGGGGATGGCGGCGAACCCGTCTGGAGCCCACCAGGCCGGCCGTCATAGGGCCGGCCAGATGTTGCCCGGTATGACGGGAGGTGAGACGGAGGGGGTGCGAGGTTGGGCTGCGCACCCCCTCCCTGTGGGGATGGTCATTGCGGACCGCCGTCACGGCACCCGCCGCTTCACCACCCCCACCGATAGGGTCGCCGCCGCCAGGTCGAAAGTCGCTGCGGAGATGTTCCGCGCCATCGCCCGCACCGTGTTGTTCGACCACACCGCCGCGTCGAGTTCGATGAACCGCGTCGACGACACCAGCGACGCTTGCGCCAAGTCGCCGGCGCGCGCCCCGTTCACTGTCACGTCGATCAGCGCCGTCGCCCCCGGCGCGAGGCTCGGCAGGTCCCAGGACACCTCCGCCGCGAACTCCCGCCGCCCTGAGCCGAAAAGCGCCCCCGTCAGCAGCGGCGTGCCGTTCAGCACTGCGGGCGCCGCCTCCGGCAGCCCGTAGAGCCGCAGCGACTGCAGATCGACCGGCCCGTCGAAGCCGATCACTCCCACCTGCGCATAGGCCACGGATGGACCAACGCGGATGGTCTGCCGGCGATTGAAGTTGGCATCATCCATCGGCGCGCCGGCATTCCACCCCTTGGCCGGGCCGTTCCACTGCATCGTGGTGATCGAGGCCAGCACGTCGCCCGCGATGTCCTCGCGGACATTCCCCGCCCCGTCAAACACCCGCACGAACAGCCGCCCGCCCGAGGCGCCGCTCGTGAGCCAATGCGCCAGCGCGAACTCCTTCGCCTGGGTGGTATCGAGCATCCACCCCAGCCCCCGGTTTGCCGCCAGCGTCACCGCCCGATCGGTCGGCGTCAGGTCGGTCAGCCCGTTGAAGCAGAAATCCGCCATGAAGGTCGCGGTGGTGGTCGAGGTCGCGATGGTGATCAGCCCCTCCACCCCGACCTCGGTTGCCGACTGGCGGAAGGCTGCCGCGCGGGTGTTCGGCACGCCGGCGAGAAAGCGCTGGAACCGCGACGCCGGCGCCCGATGCCGGTTGATCACCGCATTGCCGCAGCGGTTCGCCGTCGACGTGTAGTCGATGCCGACCAGGTAGGTGTTGGTCCAGGCGATGTCGTACTCGCAATCCTGCGCCCCGGCGGTGTGCCGCGCCGCCAGCGGCGAGCAGGCCTCCATGCGCATGTTGCGCGCGATGATGGCAGAGCCCGAGGTCTGGTTCAGGAACGGGATGGCGATGTTGCTGCCGGCCTGGCGCAGCTCGAAGTTCGGCGCGTCAAAGACGTGGCGGTTGTGGTTGGAATAGGCGCCGGCCTCATTCCCGAAGCGCACGCCGAAGCGGTCCTGCGCCGCATTCACCCCCGTCGCCTGGGCGAAGTGGCCGCCGTAGTAGCGGATGGAGGTATTCCAGGCCGTGGCCGTCGCGCACCAGATGTCGAGGCCGATGCGGTTGTTGACGATGCGCCCGAGCGTGAAGGTGCTGTCCTCGACGCCGCGGCCATCGCCCAGCGTGCGCATGCCGATGGTAAAGCCTTCCACGCGACGCAGCTCGATCTGGCTGGCATCGACGTTGCGCACGGTGATGCCGATGTCGGCTTCGGACGACCAGTCCGACAGCGTCTGCCGGAGGACGTTCAGCCCGCTGTAGAGCTTCTCGGCATTGCGGATGGTGCCGCCATCGCCGAGCACGAGCACCGAGGTGGGTGCCGTGCCGGTGTAGCGGATGGTGCCCTGCATGATCAGGCCACGCGCGCCGCCTGGCAGCGTCACGGTGCCCGACACGTTCCAGGTGCCTGGCGGGATCATCGCGAATTTCTGGTCCGCGCCGGCGCGATCGAAGCATGCCTGGATGGCGGTGCGATCATCGGCGACGCCATCGCCCAGCCCGCCGAAGTCGTTCGGCAGCACCGCCTCCCGGTCGCGCAGATACTTCGCGAAGTCGCTCTTGTTGAGGTTGGCGTTGAGGACCAGCAGGTCGTCGATGCGCGCCGGCATGGCATTCTCCGATCAGAGGGCGGTGGCGGTGACCGGGCCGGCGAAGGCCGAGATGTTTCCCTCGGCCGAGACGCTGCGCAGCCAGTACCAGCGGGTCTGGCCGGTGGTGAGGCCAGTGCGGTCCCAGGGCAGTGCGGTCGGCTCGCTGGCTAGCTTGGTCGCGGCGGCGAGGCTGGCGCTGCTGGCCTCGAAGACCTGTAGCCGGACGGCGTCTGCGGGAAAGCCGCCCGACACGAGCACGCCGCCCGCGATGCCTGTGGCGGCCAGGCCCGAGGCCGTGGCCGGGACCAGCGCCTCGCGCCAGCCCGACACCGCCCCGCTGCGCGCCTGCGCCCGCACCCGGAATGCCGTGGGCTCGGCCGTCGGGATGGCGACGGCGGTGGCGCCAAAGCCGCCGGCATAGCCCTGCCACACGGCGACGGAGGTGGGCCGGAACTCGATCTCGTAGCCAGCGAGATACGCGGAGCCTACCGCGGACCAGGAGACGACGATCGCGGTGAAGCTCACCGCCAGCGACGTCTCCACCAGAATGGCTGCCGGCGCGGCGATGACGCCCGGATTGGGCAGCACCACGGACGGGTTCTGCCCCGTCGCCCGCTCATCCGTTGCCGGGTTCCATGCCCAGACGGCGGGATCCTCCTCGGCCAGTTGCAGGTTCACCCCGCCATCCGGCGCCAGCGCCCAGCCGGTCACCCGTGCCGGGAACGGCGTCAGGCGTTCCAGCGCCACCGTCACCCCATCCCAGGGCCGCAGTCGTAGCGCCGAAAGGTTCGCCTGCATCGCCACCTCGCGCTGGCGGCGATTGCGCTCCAGCTCGATTTTCATCAGGCGCTGGACGGTGGCGGCCGAGGTGGTGAGCGGGAACTCCATGTCCCGGTAGATCGCCTCGCCACCATCCTCGGTGACGTAGTTGCTGGCGAGCAGCGGCGGCGCATCGGTCGGCTGCCAGGCGGCGGCCGGCTCGACATAGACGGCGCGCACCCCGTTGAAGAGGTCGCGCCGCGGGCGCGAGCCGACGATGGTGACGTCGCCGCGCAGGTCGTCGGAGGTGAGTGTGGCGGCGGGAAGCGCCGGTGCGCCCGCATGGATGTAGAAGCGCCCGCCCGAGACCACGAGCGCCCCGGCCATGGCGGCGACCAGCTTGCGGGTGATGGCAATCTTTCCCTCGCCCAGGGTGACGGCGCCGTTGACGGTGTAGCGGCGCTCGGCGGTGCCATCGCGCCGGCCCATGATCTCGTCGCAGATATTGGCTGCCGCCATGAGCGCCGGCAGGTCGATATCGGCCCAGGCCGCGCGCCACCCAAAGGGCGAGGTCAGGTACCAGGCGAGGCACAGCGCCGGGTTGTCGGACCAGCCGGTGGCGCCGGTGCGCGGATCGAGGATGGTGTCCGCCCCCTCGACGATGGCGGAGAGGCTGGGCGCGCCGGAGGGGAAGGCCTCGGGTCGCAGCTTGAGCCGCACGGCGAGATAGGCGCGCCCCTGGCCGCGATGCGCGGCAGTCCACTGGCCGCCGGTGTCGGCGACGAGGTTGGCATTGGCCGCCTGGCCAGGATCGCCCAGCGCGCGGTCGATGCGCAGCAGGCCGGTGAACTTCGCGTCGGTGGAGGCGGTGCCGTTTAGGAACACCTCGCCGATGGCTCGGACGCGATGGGCGGCCAGAACCACGACGACGTGGAGAAAGCCGTCGGTGCGGCCCTCATCGTCGGTGGCGGAATGCAGGAACACGACCGGGCCGGAGGTGCGGCAGCGGCCGAAGACGATCTGGTGCTCGGTGATGGGCTGGCGGAAGGACTGGGTGCGGCCGGCGCCGGGCGTGCGGGGATCGAAGCCGGAGCCCGGCCCGGTGTCCGTCCCTGGCGTGACATTGGCGCTGCGGGCGGCGGAGGGCGACTTGGGGCGGAAGACGGCGGCACCGACGGCGGACACCACCAGGGCGGCACCGGCGGCGGCCACGGCGCCCAGGACGCCGCCACCGATGACGGCCGAGGCGGCTGCCCCTGCCGCGGCGGCGATGAAGGGGATGGCGACGGGCATCAGCCAACCCTCCAGGCGATGGTGCATGCGGTGATGGGAAGACGGAGAAGGCCCACGGGACCGACGAAGGCCACGCGGCCGGCGTCCAGCACGACGCCAAGGCGGTCTGGGTCTGCGGCCAGCGCCACGTCGCCCGTGCGGGCGAAGGGCACCGGCACGCGCGGGTAGCCGGCGGTGTCGGCTATCTCCGCCAGGCTGGATCGGTGCTGCCAGGAGGGCCGCTGCCCCGTGCACGCGACCACCGCCGCCAGGGCGAAGCGCCCACAATTCCAGCGCGCCGCGTCGAAGGGCCGATGCTCGGCTGCCGTGATCAGCGCCGCCAGCTTTTCCGGCCAGTCGGGCAGCCGGGTCACTGGATCGGTAGCCGGATCTCCGCCTCCTGGAGCGCCGGCACGAACTCGAAGAACCGATCGCCGGGGTATTCCCCCTGCTGGTCGGCGTCCGTGTAGCGCCGCACCTCGGCGCGCTCGAGGTCCACCAGCCGGCTCTCGCAGGCCAGCGCCACGGAGGGCTCGGCGCCGTCCGTGACTTCCATCGTGTCCATCAGCCCGGCCCAGAGCGGGAACGGGTCCGCCACAAATGACCCTTGGGCATCGAGCAGCGCGCCCCACAGCGTGACGGGCCGCAAGCGGTAGCTTCGCTCGGCCAGCGCGATATCCACCACCTCCTGCGGCACCGGTGACAGCGCGAGCGTCAGGCGGACGGCGCGCAGCTCCACCGTCTCCTCCACATCCGAGATGGCGCCGATGCTGCCAGCGCCCTCGAACACCTTCCCGGCCCAGTCGAGCGGGCCGAGCCCGGTCCAGACGCGAAAGGGGCCGGTGGCGAAGTCGAGCTCGAGCAGCACCACCGGCGTGGCGATCGGCGCGGTGGCGGCGGACGCGGCCTGGTTGCTGAGGCGTGGGGTGCCGGACATGACTACAGCGCCTCCTCCATGCGGATGGTGACGGCGGCGAAGGGGCCGGGCCGTGTTGGGTTGGCAGCCTCGTCGTCGGAGACCAGCCGCATTGGCACGCTCGGCAGGGCGAGGATCAGCGGCTCGCCCACCACCACCGCGGCGCGCAGCGGCGGCGCGATGGCGATGGTCGCAGTCCCGGCGCCAGAGGCCATAACCGCGGCGGTGGCGATGTAGAGCCGCCCGCCGAGGCCGATGTAGTCGCCGGCGCCGACGGCGACCGTGCTCGGCCACCAACGCTGCGTGACGATGGACAGCGCCCCACGCGGCGCGCCGGCCGCCAGCGACGGATTGCCCGAGCCCACCACCATCCCGGTCCCGTCCGTGAAGATAGTCGCGTCCGAGAAGCTGTATGGCCCGGTCGGCACATCGCCCTGGCTGCGCGGATCGCCGGTGCGGTACTCGCGCCGCCAGTCCCAGATGCGGACGGTGTTGGCCGAGCCGGCCAGTGCCGCCAGCAGCCCGTCCATCACGCCCGCCTGCACCCGGCCGAGTGGCTCGAAGCTCGCCTCAGCCACCCAGCGCGCCCCCTCGCGCCGCAGCACCTGCGTGGCGCGGGTGACGGGAGAGACAAAGCGCAGGGTGTTGTGCTGCAGGTAGAAGCTCAGCCGTGACGGCCGCAGCAGGCTGGGCCAGGCGTATTCCGTCATGACCGCTATCCCCGCACGATGGAGGTGGCGCTGCCGCCGCGGCGGATGGCGTCGAGCGTGGCCGCACTGGCCTGGCGAACGATCTGCGCCGAGAGCACGCGCAGCCGGGCCTCGACACCGGCATCGGCGCCGCGGGCATCGATGGTGATGCTCTGGTTGATCACCGGCCCGCCTGGCGCCATGCCATTGGGCAGCACCGTGCCGCTGCGGTTCGGCACGAACCATTCGGGCCCGCGCTCGCCGACGATATAGGGCTGCCCACCCGCGACCGGCCCGCCCTCGGCGCGGAACAACCCGCCCAGCGCCGAGCCGATCCCCGAGAAGATCGAACCGAAGTCAAAGCCGGCCAGGCTGGAGGTGACCGCCGTGCCGAGCGGCTCGGTGATGGTGCGGCGGACCACGATGCGGGCGATGTCCTGCAGGATGCCCTGCAGCACCTTCGAGAAACTCTCGCCCTTGATGATCGCGTCCTCGAAGGCGGAGGAGAAGGTCAGCCCCAACTCCCGCGCCGTGTTGCTGGTGCGCTCCGTCGCCTGCTGGACGCGCTGCTGGCTGCGCTCCAGCTCCTCCAGCGCGGCATTGGCCTCGCGCGAGATGGTCTCGTCCGGGATGGGCTGGCCGATGCGCTCGGAGCGTTCCACCAGCCGGCCGAGGGTTTCGAGGCGGCGGGTGTAGCGCTCCTGGGCGTTCTCGTTGTTCTGGATCAGCCGCTCGCGCTCGCGGATGATGTCGTTGATCTCGCGCTCGGCCTCGCGGTCGGGTCGCGGGATGGCGGCGACACGGCGCGTGGTGCCCTCGATGCGACGCAGCGCCTCGTCGCGCTCGCGCAGCGCCAGGGTTTCGAGGCGGGTGCGATCGGCGGTGGAGATGCCGCCGGCGGCCTCCGCCTCGCGCAGGCGACGGACACGGTCCTCGTAATCGCTGTTGATGCGAAAGCGGTCGTCGAGTGCCTTGCGCAGTTCCTCTGCGTCGGCGGCGGTGCGGCGGCGGCGGGCCTCCGCGGCCTGGGCAGCGGCGCTCTCCTGCTCGGTGCGCTGGCGCTCGCCGGCGGCTGCCTCGCCGCGGGTGATTTCCTCCGTGAGTTCCGTGTATTGCCGGCGCAGTTCCTCAAGCCGGGCGGCGCGGTCGACGCCGGCCTGCTGCTGCGCGGCGCCGACCAGGCCGCCCTGGATCGAACCGCGACGGGGCTGCGAGCGCAGGCTGTCGCGACCGTCGCTCTCTGCCTCCAACCGGGCGATCTGCGCACGCAGGGCCTCGGCCTGGGCGCGGCGGTCGGCCTCCTGCTCGGAGGGCAGCAGCAGGCCCGAGCCGCGGCGGACCCCGTCCAGCACGCGGGCGGCACCCGACAGCGCCCGGGCCAGCGCGTTGGACAAGCCGATGCCCTGGTCCAGCCGGGCGAGGAACTGGTCGGCCGCGGCGGTGAGCTGCCCGAATGCGCGACCGACGGAGAGCGGCGCGCGCTCGAACTCGCCATTCAGCCGCTCGACCGCGCGCAGAAGCGCCGGGAAGACCGTGTCGGCGGTGAGCTTGCCCTCGGAGCCGAGTTTTCGGAGCTCTCCGATGGAGACGCCGAGCTCGCGGGCCAGCGCCTGGGCCAGCGTCGGCAGGCCTTCCAGGATCGAGCGCAGCTCGTCGCCCTGCAGCGTGCCCGAGGCCAGTGCCTGGGCGAGTTGCTGGGTGGAGGAGGCGATCTCCTGCTGGCTTGCACCCGAGGCAATGGCGATGCGCTGAAGGCCGCCGACCAGGGTGGCGACCTGGTCGGAGGTAGCACCGATCTCGCGCGCCGCGATCGAGAAGCGGGCGAAGGCGTCGACACTCTCGCGCACCGCGACGCCGGTCTGCAGGCTGTCGCGGTAGAGCCGGTCGTAGATCTCGCCGGCGCGCTCGACGGAGCCCAGCGCGGTGTTCAGGCGGCCCATGGATTGGGTCAGCGCGTCGCCCGCCACCACCACGGCGCGCAGTCCGGCGGCGAGGCCCGCGATCTGCACGCCGCGGACGGCGACGTCGAGCAGGTCCAGCGCGCGGGAGGCACGGTCGGCGCCGCCCTGGATGCGCTCCAGGCTCCGCTGGCCGGTCTCGCCGACCTCGCGCAGTTCCTGCTTGACCCGGGCGGCATCGTCCAGGGACAGGCGGACCGAGACGCGGCGCGTGCTATCCGCCATGCGTCACGCCTCCTGCGTTGGTTGGGTGGTCAGGGTCCGGGGGGATCAGTGCGGCGTGCGGCGCTGCCGGCGGCGAGGCCCATGCGCATGGCCAGCAGCAGTTCCGCCGCGGCCCAGCCGGTGGCGCCCATCTCGAGGGCGGTGGCGAGCGCGGCCGGCATGTCGAGGTCGAGGCCCGCCATAGTCGCCGTGGCGCAGGTGGTGCCGGCGGCCCAACACGCGGCGCCCTCGACGCTGGCGGGGGCGTGGGCGGCGTAGGGGCAAGAAAGACCGCAGTCGCGATCGAGGGCCGCGCAGCCGCGGCAGTAGTCAGGGCCCTGGCCGAAGTGCCATTCGGCCCGGGCCCTTGTAAGTCTGGCTCATCCGCGCCGGCATCGGCTAGCGTTGGTGGTGCGGTGGCGGGTGAAAGGCCGCAGGGCCCTGGGGCGTCGCAGCCCGT